GTATCTATAGACCAACATAAAATGTCAAGTCCTGAAGCTTTTGCTGATGAAGGATTTAATGAACCTCAGTTTCATAAAGACTTGGATACTGTGATAGAACAAGGAAACGATATGTTAAAGTATATGGACAAAGGTGTAGAACGTGATCAAGTAGGTAAAATATTGAAAGAGATTAAAATAATTTCTATTCAATATAAATCTAAAGATTATGCACAACATCCACGTAAGCCACCTTTTACTATATTGGTAGCAGGTGATTCGAAAATTGCTAAATCGCAATTTTCTTTCATTTTGTTTCAACAATATGGTAAAGTTCATAAGCTGGATACATCTCCTGATAGTCTCTGGACTAGGAATCCTCAAGACCAGTTTATGTCTGGATATAGAGTTTCTAAGTGGTGTGTGCTTGTAGATGATATTGCTCAATACAAACCTGAGGCATGCCAAATGGATCCAACTATAGCAGATATAATCATGATGGTTAATGGAATGCCAATGGTTGCAGCTATGGCAGATTTGGAAGATAAAGGAAGAATTCCTTTTAAGCCAATCATGCTAATTGGTACTACGAATATTGAGAAATTGAATGCTACTGCTTATTTCTCTTGTCCTCTTGCTTTACAAAGAAGATTTCCATATATTGTGGATATAAATGTAAGGCAACAGTATAGAGAAGAATCAGTAATAAATGGTGCAAGTATCAAAACAACTTTTGTTGATGAAAGTAAGATTCCACCTCTTAAAGAGGGTGAAATAATGAATATATGGAATATCACACTCAAGAAGTTGGTAGCACGACCTGGACGTGATGGACGATCAGTTCCTGATGTCGAGATTGTAAACAGTTATACTGAAGAGAATGGAAAAGATATATATGATTTTCTAGAAGATTTCTCGCATATGACTTTAGAATTTGGTAAACACCAAAACTTAGGTCAAATGGCAACTAATCAAATGGCTGCTGTTAAGATATGTGAGACATGTTATAGACCGATTCTCAAATGTAGATGTAATGTTTTACAATCTGGTGATGTTGATGAGATAGTATTAAATAATTATGGAGATTTTTATAGAAGAATATTGCATTCACCACCACCTGAGAATATGACACCGGAATTGATTAAAGTTGCATTAGAAGCTTGGCGAGATAGACAACCTGGGAAGGATGATTATTATGTTCCCATTAGAGATACGGAAGTCTGTCATAGTGATAGTGAATTATCTGAAGAAACTGAAGATCAATTATGTGATTGTCTTATTGATGCAAATGTTATGAATGAGTATTTTAGTAGATTTGATAGTACATGTGAAGAATTACATGTGCTTGCAAAGCAATTATGTTATAGTACTACTAAATATATTTATAAGATAGATGATATTATTAAATATTTAGTATCACAAGGCATTAAATATACTGATCAAGGTTTAGCTTACTTTTCAGATATAATGGTTTTCTATCAGATACGTAAGATAAAGGACTCAATAATCAATGTTGGTAAACGTATGTGTGATATTTGGCAGAATAAGAAATTATCTTATGTTTGCATGGCATTGATTAGTGGTTGGATTATATATAAATCTGTAAAAGGTATATCACGTCTTTTAATTAAAGATGATGATACATGTACTAAATGTAAATGTGATTTACAAGGTAATGTATCTGATTTGATTAAAGATGAAAAGCCTAATCCTTGGGTAAGAGATGAAATTCTCTTATCAGATTTCTATGTACCTTCGAAGTCCATAGGATGGAGTAATATGACTCCTTATCAAGTAGTGGATAAACTTATGCATAATGTAGTGTTTTTAGCATGTGAGTTTACAAATCCAATAAATGGATTAGTACAACATATGCCAAGCACTGCTCTTTGTATCGGTGGTTTCATATACATGGTGAATAATCATTGTATTCCTGATTGTGGTGCTTTGAAAGTATATATGAATCAGAGTCCTGAAGGTGTTAGAATATCATCTAACATAACCTTCACTATGAATCAGAGTGATGTGTTCCGTATACCAGAATGTGATTTAGCTTTCTTTAGTTGTAGATGTACACCACCTCGTATGGATATAAAGGATTTGTTTTTGAAGCAGCGTTTTCCTGCTTTAAATTGTAGGGGTAGTTACATACATTGTCGGAAGAATGAAGCACCCATACACAGAGATATTGTTGTTAAATGTATTGAACGTAGTTCATTATTAGGCAATACTACTCAAACTGTATGGATTGGAAAAGCTAAAGAACAGACAATAAAAGGAGATTGTGGAAGTCCTATGATTGCTTATACTAATATGGGACCTATTATTGTTGGAATTCACCAATTTTTAGGTGAAGATAACTGTGTAGGTGCTGTAGAAGTTTTGCGTTCTCATATTGATCAAGCTATTGTTAAATTTGGTCCTCAAATAGAATGTGGAAAACCAAGTTTTAGTAATGAGAAGTTGGGACCTCTACATCAGAAATCTGTTCTGAGATGGGAAGAAAGTGGTCAAGCTAGAGTATATGGAAGCACAGTCCAAGGTTCTTTTAGAGCTAACCCTAAGAGTAGAGTAGAACCTACTATTATTAGTGAAGCTGCTCAAGAAGAGGGTTTTGTTAAGAGATGTGCTAAACCAGTCATGAAAGGTCCAGAAGTATGGCATAACAATGTTTCTCCAACACTAACTCAAGAGTTTAATATAGATGAATCTATGTTGAAGGAATGTGTTAATAATTATGCTTTAGATGTTATTGATAGATTAGAAACTCAGAAATTGTCTGAGATTTTTATCTTAGATGATGTCTCAACTCTTAATGGTGTAAAAGGTGTAAAGTTCTTGGATAAAGTTAATAGAAATACTAGTATGGGTTATCCATACAGGAAATCTAAAAGGAATTTCTTAATTCCTATAGAGAGTACTGAGATGTATCCAGATGCTGTCGAATATACACCAGAGATTAAAGAAGAAATAAAGCTTATTGAGGAAACATATGCGCGTGGTGAACGATATATGCCTGTTTTTGTTAT